TGGATCATCATGTTCTATAATTAGAATAGGATTAGTACTTTCCAACGCAATAGGCAAGTTGGGGTCTTCATCTCTTACATAGTAGTTGGTATCAAACTCGAAGCAATTTAACGCTTGCTCATGTTCCTCAATGAGTTTATTCAGCCGATTGGCTTCCTTTAATTTCTCTTTATTCATATCTTTCTTGTTAAGAATTAATCAATTCATTAAATATCTTCACATAGTGCTCTGAATCCTCCGAAATGTCCTTTCTTCCGGATTCTTCGCAATATCTTGAAATGAATAACCGAAACGCTTCAGTAGCTTTCAGTTTCACTTCTTCTTTGCCCTCTTCCACTCCGGCTGCAAACACTTTGTGCATATATGTTTCAATCACATGCGGTTGATTTATACGGTTTGCTAATTGAGCTACCAGTAGTTTATATATCATTTCGTATCTTTTAAAATGGTAAGTATCTATAAATGAGTTGTACTTTATAAAAACAATACCGTTTCTTGTATCTGCCGATCCTTGGTTTTCTGTTTTTGAAATAGTCGATCAAGACCGTTCGATGTGGAATTTTGCTAATATGGATTAAGATAAACCATCCCTGCGTGCCTCTGTCAAATTCGATTTTCATATTTGAGTTTTTTGAATTATTCTTCATCATCATATTCTGTATCAAAGATACGTGCAACCATATCTACAATATTTTCCTCAATATCTTCCGTAGATCCAGTTACCGCATTGGCTATATTTTTCTTCTCCTGAATGATCCGATAAACTTTTTCATCTATTGTTCGCCGGCCAAGGAAATAATAACAGGTAACAGAATCTTTCTGTCCGATACGATGCGCACGGTCCTCACATTGACAGCAATCGGCGTATGTCCAAGGGAACTCAACAAAGGCAACATTACTTGATGCAGTAAGCGTTAAACCGACTCCGGCCGCTTTTATTGAGCAAATAATAATATCCGCTTTAGGATTGTTCTGAAAGGCGTCAACCGCTCTTTGTTTCTCATCCGGTGATTCTCTACCTGTTACAGATACAGCCGTCGGAAAGTAACGTTTCAGTTGGTCTACAACTTCATGGAGTGAACAAAAGAGAATTATCTTTTTCCCATTCTCCCGGAAATCTTTCACAAATTCAATAACATCACGTACTTTGCCACGAGCTGAAATATTACGGAGAAGCCCGATCTTTACCATGACTTCACCACGCAGAGCCTTCTCTATCTTATCATCGTCAGCATCCTTGTATTTCTGTAGGTACATAATAAGGTCGCGTTCTGCATCCATATACTCTTTGCGATTTGTAATTTCGCAAGTATTAACCTGGCGTATCTTGTCCGGAAGATCTGTGAGAACAAGAGACTTTTCACGACGAAACATACAATATTGCCAAAGGTTGAAATTCAGTTCTTTCAGATTTGAAGCCTCTCTTTGTCCGGAGCAGTATCGGTTAACAAACGGTTTATAGCCACCAAAGTCCTCCATACGGTTTAGAATCGCCAGCTGTGGAATCAAATCTTTGGGCCGATTTACTACCGGTGTTCCAGTAAGTTCTATCACCCATTCTTTGCCGGTGCATATCCCTTTACAGAATTTAGCCTGCTGGGTAGATGCAGATTTACAACGGTGACTTTCATCAATGATAACTGACTTGAATAAATTGATTGAGTTTCTAAATTCTACATCTCTCAACGTCCAGCCTTCGGCTTTCTTTATGCGTTGTACAAAGTATTTCTTTAATGATTCATAGTTAACAATAAACACCTGGTGCATTCCTGTCTGGAAGAAGAAAGTCCACGTATCACGCACCTTGTCGGTTAGGATCATCGCTTTTTTATCTGTAAATTTCTCCCATTCACGTAACCAATTTATTTTGAGTGAAGACGGACAAATGACAAGACAAGGAAAAGCATCAGCAAGATTTATTGTTGCAATACTCTGCAATGTCTTACCGAGTCCCGGTTCATCGCAATTCATAAACCGTTTTAGTTCCAATCCCCGTGCAATACCTTTAAGCTGATAAGGATAAGGCTGAATCTTTAAATTGTGCGGTACGGTTAGATCCGGCAGTTCCGGAATATCATAAGCGATATCTTCCTCCTTTTTTTCTGTACCGTTTACCCAATTTATATTCTCAAACTGCTGTATTTGATAAATCATCCTTTCAAGCTCTACCCTACTCCTTGTCGGGACAATCCAAACTTTTTTAGCACCATCAAAACGTCTACCGGGAATCTGTCTGACCCGATCTATTATTGAAGTCTTATATTTGAATGATAATTCGAAATTATCTCCTTTTAATTCAATATTCATGATTCAGAGTATTTAGCAGGGGGAATTATCCCCCTGTGATGATTGATTATGCGGTTGCGTCAAGAGGTGCAGGCGCCTCTATTTGTTTTTTACGTCCTCTTTTTTTAGGCTTCTCTTCTTCCAGTACAACAGCTTCTTCCGGTTCATCCGTTTCGAAATCAAGCCGCTCTTGTCTGACTCCCCATTTCTCTTCAAACAGATAACTTTCAACTTCCGCATCACAAGCTGCAGCATCAATGCTCAATTCTTCATAGTAAGGGTAATCTGCATCAAGGAGAGGAACGAAGATTTTCAGGTCAACAACTTTGCCGGACTGAAGAAGTTTAGCTCCCATGATGGTAATTCCAGAAACACCATCGACGCTGTCATTTGCATAGCCCGTAATGATATAGTTTTCCAGAGTCTCTGCATAGCCCGGAGAAGTAAAGCTATCTTTGTTGATATTAGATGCCTCTGGCTGCTCACACAATACAACGAGATGTAATTTAAGCCGGCTAAATGCTTCTCTTAAATCACTGTGGATGATCTGATCGCAGCTCTTGTTAATTACATTCGTGTAGTTCGCTTCCGAGAAACGCTCATTGTACACTACATTCAAGCGGTCTTTTTTGATAACCGCCTTCTTGATCTCATTTTTTACTTGTTCCATAATCTTCTTTAGTTGATAAAGTGATAATACTAAATACTGATACAACTCCCATGACGGCAGCCGTAGTTATTTCTCTAGTCGTTGCATCTTCTCTTTGAGAAAAAGATAATGCCGTAAACAGACCGATAACGGCTAGCCCGATTGTGATTCTTTTTAAGTTTTTCATGATGATTGCTTTTTATTGTTATTATACATTCCGGACATTTTCATTTCTTCTTTTGCTTTACTTATCACAGTTACACACCACGATAGTTGATGCGTTGCCGTCCGATTGCAGCGTTCGCACCAGTCTACCAAATATCGTTCTTCCCTACATAGAGAGTTAACTAGAGCATTTATGGCCGTCGCTGTTGCTTTCGCATTCTTAGCTGTATCGACAAGCGTCTGCATGACCTCGGATTTCATCGCCTCATTGAGCCAGTATTTTGAGTCTGCAAGTAATTTGCCGGAACGGGCAACATATACAGCCAAGTCATTGCCACGTTGTACCGCTTCTGTCGCATCTTCGCTCATGGTTATATTGAGAAATGAATCTATATTAGTTAATTCATCCAATATTTGATATTTAGGTGTGATAAGTAAGTTCATATTGTTTTTATGATAAAATATAATCAGACCATCAATTGCCACCATTTGAAAGCCAGGTCTTCGTACTTTTCTTTTCCCTTGGTATATGTAGGATGATTACGGTCGGTGATAAAATGCTTGAATATCTTGCAGTTCTTTTTCGAGATTGCATAAATGAAATCCTGTTCACTTCCTGCGATATCCATATACCAGGCACGGGATCGGTCCCAGTCAAAGAAATCTATCGCTTCATCGAATTGTGCCTGAGACTCTGCAAAGGTCGTTTTCAAATCGCCACCAAAACCGTAAGCAGATAACCACCAGTCCCATTTACAGCGAGTATCGAGGTGATAGGCAAAGTTCCCATAATGGAACTCCTGCTGCTTATTTACCATGAACTTCTGTGTATCAGACTGCGCTAGCACAACAGCAAGAAACTGGTCTTTCTCCGCTTCCTTCCGGAGAGCCTTACGCATCTCAAGTCCTAATTCAAATTCTTCTGTCGTGTACACATAATCATCTACCATCAGCTTGTCATACCGAACACGGTCATTCTCTGTGATAAGAGCGTCTACAAGAGTACCGAACTTGAATGCCTTTTCTTTATCCCCGTATTGAGCACGGGGATAGAGATAATTTTTAAGTTCTGTCAGATCAGAGTTACTTACTTCTGTACGCGAATAATATGAATCGGGATTTGACATAACTATTTAGCTTTTACATCTGCCTCGTAGCTGATGAATTGTGATTCGATATGTTTTTGCTCTTTGCTGTTTGCTTGTTTCTCGCAATAGGTAATCATCTTTTTAAATATCTTCTCCAGTTCCTCAACAGGTAAGGTTTGCCCTTCGTTTATCCACCACATTTGGAACACCTCTAAGTATCCCTGTTGGTGAAGTACAATAATTTTTTCTTTCACCTTAGCATTTGTCGGCGGAGGAGCAATAGAAGCGGCAGCACCTGCAAAAAGACTACCGATTGAACTTTGCTGTGCTTTCATTGCAGCTTCTTGTTTAGCTGCTTCTTCCGCTTTTTTTATTTCTTCCATCTGTTTAGCCGTTTCTGCAGCTTCACGTTGTTTGCGTACTTCTTCCGCTTTGGCGGCTGCCTCTGCATTAGCAAGACGAAGCAGCTCCAACTCTGCTAGTTCTTTACGTTTAGACGGAATACGGTCGGTAAGATCTTGCTTAACGTTTAATAACTTAGCCTTATACTGTTGAGCATATTGTTCATATTTACCTTCTAAGATATTTCGGCGAATCTCCTTTTTTGTTTCTTGACTGATATAGTAAGTCACTGAATCCGCACTAAACTTATCAAAATGAGATTTGGGATAATCGGTCTGAAAGACTGTGATTCCTATAACTTCGCGATCGAAGTTCTCATGTGTCAAATTAGAGAAGATGCCCTGTAATTCAGAAACTTTACTTGAAAGATACTGGTTGAAATAAGAAAGAAGGCTGTTCTCTATTGTCTGTTGATAATTTGCTTTCTCTGTCTCAATTCTAGCCCTTTGCTCTGCTTCTTTCTTTCTCTTCTGCTCTTCTTCATATTTGAACTTAGCATACTCATTGCGCTTTATCACAAGCTTTCCGGGAATTGTTGAAGGATCCTTAGGATCAATTTGTTTTTCTTGGGAGGTGAAAAAGGAACGTATTCTATCAAATATCTGCGTAATAGGTTTACGACGTTCATCCATATTTTTGAGTGTATTATTTACCTTCCTCAAGTAGTCGGATGCAGCTTGATCTATCGTTTCATTCATACCTTCTCCTTCGATTGTATCAAGGAGAGTTTGACCAGCTTCATTGCATTTCTTGACAGAGTTAGTATTTCTTCCGATGATGTCCGGAAAGGATGAAAGGATGTTTTTTACCTCATCTATTTTGATTAATTCTGTTGCCATAATTGTTTTCTTAAATTGGTTAGTAAATACTTAGAAGCCTCCGTTTGCATCATCTTCAGACACTGTTACCTGTACAGGTTCCGAAGCATCTAATTGCTTTTCTTCTCCGAAAGGAGCATTAATGTCATCTACCGTTTGAACAGGTTCATTAATTTTTTCTTCATCTACTAGCCCGTAATCAATAACAGTTTCTTCCTGTTGTGTCTCCATAGATGTATAATTGCCTGTTCGTACTTTGGGGTATGCATCGAAAGCGTGTTTAATCATTTTGTTTTCAAGGAATCCTGTATCAATATGTCCACCGTTGGAGGTATACAGAGAGTTTGCCGTTCCTTTGTTTTGCTTGGCTGAAAAAGTAGATAAACGTTTCCAATCTGATTCCATCATCCAAGAGTAATCAACTGACCCGTCATTGCGTACAATACGAATAAACACGGCAACCGGCTTGTCTGACTTTCTAGGGAAAGCTCCTTCGTACTCTATAGATTTAGCACCATTTACTCCGATAATAGGGCGGAATTTGTCACCTTCAAATACTACTACTGGATTATCTACATAGCGAACTTGTCCGGCACGCTGGCGCATATATACTTCACCATAAGCTGAAACCGTGAGTCCGGCACGTTTTTCCCACATATCACCATTAGCAGTTTTCACTTTAGCACTACGAGGAATTAAATAGCACTGCGGTCTGCCTGATTGGTCAAGTGAAAGACCATTCACTGCCATATCAAGGAAACAACCAAAGAGAGACAGTTTTGTACATTCCTGCAAAGCTGGTGTTTCAGTCAACAACTTATTGAAATGAAATTTTTCACGATTATAAATCTGTTCACCCATATCTGTCCCCCAAATAGCGTTATACATACCGATGAACTTTTGTTCAACTTTCTCGTTTTCGACAATTTTCGTTGCTGGAAGTGCATTTAGCTCCTCCACTCTAATTTGAATACTATTACTCATAATTGTTTAAATATTAGTTATTTATTAGTCTCCTTGATATACTCCACGGCTGTATTCTTCCATTAATAGAAGGTCCTCCGCAGTAGGTTGTTTGGTTATATCCATTTTACAAGGCACCACCTCTATAGGAGTTGGTTCAGAGCTACATTTCCTTTTCTGTTCTTCTCTTGCGTCAAGCTGCTTACCAATGCTTTCCTGTAGAGCCTTTAGCATTTCTGATGACTTCGGTATGTAGGTCATACGGCTAGTTGCATTAGTTGTTTGATAATGTTGTCCGGTACTTTATTATGCAGGTCCATCATTGCGCTGGCTGTTTCCAGTTCTGAACGCTTCACATAATATTTCCCTCGTTCCTTATTATTTGCCGGATAAAATTTGATCCAGGCTTTTTCGCGCCATTCTGTAATCAGGCGTTTTCCGTATATATCTTCCGCTTGTGATATTGTTACTACTTCGGGGAGTAGTCCTAACATCGTCAACGTTTGAACAGTTCCGATCTTAATACATCGTGCTACCATCATTTCGAAGCAATTTTCCATAATCTCTAATAGGCTGTTTCTTTGTTTAACTTTTGAATGGTGTTGAGCTGATTTACTGAAACACATCTGCATCTCTATGCTATGCTGCCTGATTAATATTGATTTTAGAGTTTACTTGTTATTGAAATAGATTGTTTTTCCTAGCATACTGAAAGAACTCTGCCAAGGAATGGACATCTATACGCCTAAAGGCATTCCGTTTATGTGTACGTACAGTTTCCAATGAAATGCAATACTTATCTGCTATTGCATTTTCTTCCATCCCTTCATAAAATGATCGCATAACGCTTAACTCACGTTCCGACAGTGTACTATTAAATTTTGGTTTACAGATTATTCCTTCATATTTGCATTCACCCTTTAACGGACATTTGACCTCCTCAAAGTGAAAGTTTCCCATCTGATCAATATCCATTGTTGAATCGAACTCACCAAAATTACATTTAAGAAAACGACGTACTATTGAAAATTCAAACCAAGGGATATTATATCGTCGGTCTGTATATTCCAATGATGCTTTCTCCAGTGCTTCTGGCCAAAATATTCCCATTCGAGTTATGATTTCGGAAATAAACTCCCGATTTGACTGTTCCAATTGACGCGTACCACATTCATCGGTAATCATAACTTCACCTTTAGGAGTGAAATAAAATTCCATTCCAGTCATAATCATTCCTCCTTTCTTTCAGGAAATAAGGTTGCGACATCTGATTGTAAGATCTCAGCCACAATCTTTTTTTCAACCATACTGTTAGGTTGGGTATATCCATACATCCAGCAACGAACTGTATGACGATTACGTTGTGTCGCTTCTACAATAGCTGTAATAACATCTTCTTTAGGAGCTGATATGATAACTGGACGACGTTCTGCCTTTGGTAAGGCTGCAAAATACTCTGCTAGGGGTAATTTTTTGAGATTTGGGACAATATTATTGTCCGAACCATTTTTTTTGCTCATATTTGTAATGTTTTAAAGATTACGTTTTAAAATGTTTAATCGAAAGACACGGAGCTCTGAATCAAGTTTCTCAGGCCGGATGCAGGGCTTCCGTTTCTTTACTAAATGAAACTGTTATGAAAAATTTCATCAAGGTGATTGATGCCTATGATATTGAAAAGGTTATCAACATTGATTTTATCCAATCTTTATATAAAGATGAAGATTACACTATTATCCGATTCGGCAAAGATGATTGTATTTACGTCAAAGACTCTTATGAAGAACTAAGTCGTAAGCTTCTTAAATTGCCATCTGAAACAAAACCGTCTACACGTAAGACAGGACGAGGTTAAGAATCATCCTTTTTCTTGTACTTCTCCGGAAAGATGGCTTCTTTCTCTTCATCTGATAAGTAAGTAATATACTCTTTGATGAATAGATAGATCCTCTCGGCTGAAGCTGCTACTGCGTTAGGTGAAGCGTAATAGGTTTCAGTATAGTGATCGTAAGAATCAAAGGTTTTACTAATAGTTGCTTGTTGCACACACCATTTACGTAGTTTAGTATCCTGGTGATTGTGAATTAGACGAATAATAGGTCTCCGAAATGTAATTCCTAATATTATAAGAAGGAATACAAGGATAATTGAGGTCAATAAAAGCGTTGTCATAACTTTAATGTTTTAATGATTACGTGGCAAATATAAAAACAATGTTTTGAAATAAAAACAAATAGCAATACAAAGTTTTTATTTTAATATTAATTAAGAATATGGAGCTAAAAGAATTTATTGAAAATACATTGGTTGATATAGTGGAAGGAGTAAAATCAGCTCAAGAAAGATGTAATGCTCAAGATGTGCAGATAAGTCCAGGAAGAGTATATGATAGCGTCGCTTCAAAAGATTACACTATTCAGAATGTAGAATTTAATGTAGTGCTTGGCATGGATATAGGTAATGAAAAGGCAACTAAAAGAGCACTTCAAGTTATTCTTTCCAATATTGGGATTGGTATAAGCTCAGATGATGTTAACACGCATAGGAACAGCGAACAGACCACAGTCCATTTCACTGTTCCAATAAAATTGCCAACTAAAAAATAGCAGAAATATCATTCATCATCATTATTCCATTTTTCCTCACCAGTGAGGATGTAATGCAGTAAATAATTGAATGATAAAATTTCGACGTTTTCTTGGCTTGATAATCCTCTAATATACGCAAGCACCATTTCCTTGCGTATTTGAATGATTTCTTTTTCGTCCATGATTTTAATGTTTTAATGATTATGGCGCAAATATAAAAACAATGTTTTGATTTGAAATACAAAATGGATATAAAAAAAAGATTAGCATCAATACAAGCTGCAGTCAGATATTTAAAAGGTCAAGGTATTATAACCAAACAGCAGGATATTGTTGATAAAACAGGCTATACGAAAAGTACTGTTTCTTTAGCACTTAATGGAAATGAAAAATATTTAACCGAAAGTTTCATCAAAGAATTCAATAAAGTTTTTGGATCTTTATTCTGCGATCAATGGCTCCTTACGGGTGAGGGTAAAATGCTTAATGATGACAAGTACCTATTAAAGGATAATTCAGCTGTTATCAATGGAAGTGGTAACTCTGTCGTTTCAGGTGAGAATAATAAACTTGAAGTATCTAAATGCCAAGATGAATTAGAAGCAGCAATGCGTGAAATTCAATATCTAAAGAACATTATTAATGAGAAGGACAAACGTCTTGAAGAGAAGGATAAGCATCTTGCAGAGAAGGAACGATTGATTAATGTATTAATGAATAAATAGTATGTAGTTCCTTATAATATATGAAAAGGATATTATAGAATGACAAGAACGCCTCAATAAACTAAAACAAAACAACTTATAAAACTTTAGTATTATGAAAAACATTTTATTCACACTTTTTGCTATTCTCATCTTAACTAGCTGCAGCAAAGATGAAGAAGATTGGACTGAACTTAACAGCAATAACATTATAGGTTATTGGTCGACAGGAATCGAAGGTACTCACAAATTATTAAGTTTCGATGAGGATGGTACTGGCTCTTTTGGAATTTACAGCAATGCTACTCCAATTTCCTTTCAAATGTTCGATTATAAAATCGAGGAAGGTAGAATCTATATTTATGATGTATATCCAGACGAAAAGACTCCATATTATTTAGATTGTAAGATATCAGGCACGACTCTTAAAGTCGAAACCGGAAGTGAAGCTGGAACCTATAAGAAGCAAAAATAAAAGAATTTAGGAGCCCAATTAATTGATTATATAACACAAAAAACAATATGATGAAAAAGTTTTTTTATTTAACTGCAATACTAACCATAGTTTTGGTTTCATGTAATTCAGAAAAGAAGTATAAAGAAAAACTCTCTAATGCTGCTTCCATGATTGAGAAAGAAGCTAATTTAAGTGAAGCTATAGTTCTTACCTATTGTGATACTTGGAGAAAAGTAATTTATGATCATGAATACAATGGGGAGTATTGCACCGATTTCAATGAAGCCTTAGCAAAGCTTAATGAGTTCATAATCACAACAGATACGTATAAAAGGTTAAAACAAAAGAGAGATTCAATCGAGACTATAATGCCACTACTAAATGATTATCCTTCAAATTGCAAGGATGCTTATAATGAGTTAGTATCAATATATGCGGATGCAGATGAATTATTCAGATTTGCAGATGATCCTAGAGGGTCTTTATCTACATACTCAACAAAAACGACAGACCTTTTTCAAAAGATAGAAAAGTCCATGAAAGAATTTAAAGTTAAGCATATACAAAATAAATAAGGAGTCTAGTAAATTGATTGTATAACTAAAATATACGAGATTATGAAAGATTATTGTATCCTTCGCTATGATAACGAAGAGGGAATTTATAGAGTATTCAAACAACAAGAAGATTTTGTATTAGAAGAATTGCCACGTATTGGAGAGAAAGTAGTGTATAATGTCAACGGCATTGCTCATATTTCAGAAGTTATTGACATTCACTATAATATAACGAATGGTGGGGTTGACATCGTAATTTCCAAGGAACAGTTGTATACTGATTATAAATGTACACTCGATTCTTTAGGCGCTTTATAG